TCTCCCGGCATAGCTTTGTTGCAACCATGCAAAGAAGCACATCTTTTGGTGTTACATTCTTCTTTAAGATTAAGCTCCATAGTTCTGCTGTCCTTTTGTAGTTATCATCGGGAGTACCGTAGTGTTTGCCCCTCTCCCTTATAGTGTCAATCACTTCTGTGAACATATCTTTTTTAATCATCAAAGTATTCCTCGTTAATGTCAGCTGACCTTACAATCCTAACCTCTTCCGTATTATCCTTGCCCGGATAAACTAACACAGCTAAGGCAGCTGCTGTGCATAGCGTGTGCCCTCCATAATCAAGTGCTACAATGAATGCGTTTGACTGTTTGGGGTACAGCATTATCCTTGCTAGATCCTTAGCCTGTTTGACCTGAGCTTTGGTGTATCCTGTCCTACTGTATACACCCATAACTTTACAGAACAGTACCTCTTTCTCTTCAGGTACTCGATCCTTCTTAGGTGATCTTCGCATTGCTACCTCCAATAGATTTAAGTTCGTTCCTTACATACAAAGCAATAAGCTTAAGCGTCCAACCTAACTTGCCTTGCTTGAGTAACCTTCTGCCATAGGTCCAGCACCGTTGGTTAGCTACAGTTTCCGGTATCTTAATGTTGTTACGCTCAAGCTCATCAAGTATCAGGCGATAGGTTACATGAGTGCGCTTAGTGTACTGGTGGTTGTCAACAATACCCTGAGCTACATCATCATTGCTTGGCCCAACCCTGATGTCTCTGGAGTAGCCAATCTTCTGGCTAATCCTTGAAGAGATCTCGTTGATAGCGTTCACCCTGCATGTGGATACAACCACTGGGTCATGCGTACCAACCATCTCCTCTATGCGCTTAAGCTTCTTAGACTTGGCTACCATCCTTGACATCAGTGCTTGGCGCAACCGCTTATGAATGCTAACCTTTTCTTTTCTTTTGTTAGGCTTGGCTATCATCTGTCGTTCATAGCCTGAAGCCTTGACCTGCGCTAGCACCCTCAGGTACATCTTAACTAGCATCTCGCCAATAGCTTTCTCCTCTGGCATCTCGAACCCTCTCTTGTGTTCGCTACTCCATCTCCAACAGTAGGGTGTGTTGCGATACCCGATTGGCATGCTGGTATTAAATGGCGTAGCACCAACAAAGAACTCTTCTACATACTTACGCCTTGCACCTTGCACTTCTCTTGTGCGGGTTACAATTCTACTGCGCTCGAAGTCTGCAACTGACGCTAGGATTCCAGCCATCAGCTTACCCACATCTGAATCAGTGGAGACATTGATATCTAGTAGGTGGACAGCAACGCCCTTCTCTTTCAGTACCTCCATAGTCTGCGCCATGTCACGCATACTTCTGAATGCACGGTCAAGCTTAGTGACGATGACTGCATCACCCATCTTGGCTTGCCTTAATATCTTTGCACCACCTGCTCGCTTCTCAAAGCCTTTGGTGGCAGAGGTGGCTGCATCTTCGATGATTACAAAATCATGGGTGGCTTTAAATTTGTAGTCGTAAAATCTTTGGAGGCATTCTGTTTGTGCAACAAGCGTCAACTCTTGCTTGCTTGTACTGCCTCGAACATACCCGTATACTGTCGCCATAGCATCTCCTTTCAAGAGAATAAGTTTATCATATTTTGTTCTAGTATGAACTCTATATTTGCCTCACTATAACCAATGATGATTGACTCACCATACACGCCAGCTGTGTAGTGCTTTCGCATTGATGTCAAAGTATCTATCAGTGTGTAATCAATCATTGGATCGAAGAGTTTAGACATCTTCAATGCGATTGAACCAATGACACCTGTCGCTCCATCTAACCTGATGTTCCCGTTGTGTACTTTATTCTTGGTTTTCCAAGCTGTATGCAACGCTTCTAAAGCTTTGTTCTCGCCAGTCTTCTTGTCATCAAAGCATGACTTGTCAAGCGATATAAGATAGTGGATGTTATGCTCACCGTCATCTGTGTAGTGGCTAGTAAAATCTATCTCTGTCTTCTTTGGATTGTCTACTTTAATAACCTGAGTAAAGGTACTTCTTGATTTACCTATAGGTTTAAATGCCATCTCTTTAAATGGCCCAATGCATAACTTCTTCCATGAGTTAAGCGTCAGTGTTGGTGGACTTATTTCAAATCGCATTCGTCATCCCTCATCTTTCTTACAATAATATATTTCTCGCCGAACCCTTCAGGGATCTGCTTACCTTTAGCCATGGTTCTAAGTGTGTCCGACAGTAAGAGGTTAAGCCATTCTGTTATGGCACTAGCTAGCACCCACTGTGCTTGCTTCTCTTCTGTCGTTTCAGCGTGGGGAAATGTTACCAGTGGTTTGCCAGCTGTCTGCTGCTTGTCTACCTGACCTACGCATACCACTACGCTTTGCCCATCCATTGTGCCAGCTAATTCGCAGAGCACAAGCTCTGCCATCAGCCTATCTTTACTACCCTTCTTAGTTACAATTTTGTAACCGTGTTCTGTTCTACTAGACATGTTGAATCCTTTCGTTTAGAAGTCGAAGTTGTAATCGAATACTTTCCATCTGTCTACACCAATAATATTATTTATTGAAAATACTTTTGCTCCTTATGATCGTGGGGAAATTGATATCAGATGCTAGTGCTATGCCCACTAGACGCAAGTCTTCTCTGATATCTAAGTCTGGGAAACCACTTCTAAGATGTGGGATTGGATGCTCAGTAACAGCTGACCCGTAGTTGTCAGCAACTATCATCCTATCAGTACGGCAATTGATAGAACTGTCAAGCTTGACATTCATCGTAAGTCCATTGCGTGATAGGTACATATTATTTTCGCATGGCAAAGAGAACGAATTGCAGTTGTTGATTGTGTAGTTCATAGCAGTGGGTGCTATGATGTGACCAGCTAGTATACGGCAGTCGTGGGCTGTGGCTATTGCACCATCTGAATCAACATAGAACTTCTTAACTGCTGCCCTAGCTGCTGTTGCTATTGATGGGTCGTAGTCCTCCTTGCTTAGATGTGCAAATCTCCTGCGATATAGTGAGCAGTTACCTATCTCGCTGTCTTCTTGCATAAGATCGTGAAGCTTGCGACCCTTGTCGCTAAAGATACGCATGCTGTCAATAGATTCTAATGCAGATATGTATTGTAGGAAAGCACTGATAAACTTATCGCTTACCTCATGCTTGCATACATCATCGTAGTTAGGCAGGTTGGTAAAAGACTCACGCCAATCGTCATTGCCATGCTTGACTTTGTATTTCTGTACCAGCTTAAGCGTGTCGCAGTTGATGGCAGTCGTGATGCCTGTTGGTCTATGCTTGACGAACAGTCGTTGGTATTGCCGTGGATTAATACACTGGTGCTCGTCAACATATTTCTGGAAGCTAGTAGAACCTAACCGTTTCATCTCGCCACCGTGATCAGATCTTACCCCTTCATACACGATCATGTCGTGGCCTATCTCTCTGGGCTTAGAGTACACATGAGTAGTAATGCCACCACTCCACGAAAGACCAGTGCTGAACACACGCTCAAAGAACTTAGGTGATATCTTGTCGTTGCGAATATAAAGGTCCTTGAACTCTGAGTAACTTGATCTGTCCTCATACGCTGGTATACCCATGTATTGCCTGATACTATCAATGCGCTCTAGATCATTACACAGCAGACCGCCGTCTAGTCCAGTTGTCATCCATCTGTGGGAGTTTCTTGCGTCAAAGTACGCTGCTGTACCAGTCCCCTCCATCGTAAGAGTGGCTTCCTTCTTAGAGTAGATCTGTGCCATCAGCTTTTCGTACTTGACACCAGCATCAATGCCTTTGAACCAGTAATAGCCAGCACTCATGCCGTTGACTTGAGAATTAGTTCTCGTGTCTAAAGGTGATATCGTGTTGTACTCAGTGCGTGACGCACTCATGGTGCGTGTCACTTGCGGTAAGTTAGCAGGTGATGCTAGTACCCATCTGTCCTTGCGATACCATTTGTTCCACTCGTTGTTGCGGTGGGCTATCTCTATTGCTCCTTCGTGGTTATCGATGTGTGGGTAATCGCCTTCTGAGTTATAGTGTGTTGTCCACTTAGATTTGAATCTGTCTACAAAGTTGGGTTCACCTTTGCTAAACCCTAGCTCGCAGTTGATCATGGTCTCATCGCTTATGTCCTTGCGCCTTGACTCTCTGATGCAGCCCATCATAACCCTCCCCATGATGTGTGCCATGTAGCTATCCATCATGCGGTACGCCTTGGCTACTAACTCTTCAGGAACATGCTTATCTAGAATATCTCTGGCGTTCTTGGAAAACATTTGCATTCCGTAGTCACCGCTTGTCACCTTCGATGTGGTTCTCTTAAGTCTTACAAACACTTCTTGCATAGCCTTAGTGTTGTCATCGAACACACTAGGCTTCTCGCCAACCACACGATAGTACCCATCTAAGCAAGCACCATGCCACCTACTGCAAGACCAGCTGTCACTAGCTGATTGGACATCGCACACAAAGGGCCATGCCGGGTAGTAACCTAAGACATAGTTGATCACATATGATCGTAGTGTGTGGAATGTCTTCTCGACTGGATCTGCTGATAGATGTGGAGCGTCACGGCGCATGCTTGATAGCATGATCTTCATATCTTTCTTGTGATACCCTGCCTCTTCCCTGAATGTAGCGAGGGCAAACTTAATGTGATGAACTATCTTTCTGTATGATGCAGTATCTCTGCAGATGTTACGCTTGTACAATGCGCTGAGTTCATCCATTAACTTAAGCCTTGGCCCAACCATATGAACGATTGCACCTGTACCGTCAGTTACCACCTGTGCTATGTGGTGCATAGCATATCTCCACAGGTTTGTCCTTGCAGTAATGTATTGGTTGTTGCCATAGTATATGAACTGCTTGTCGCAGCCATTGATCTTTTCTTTGTCATGCTTCATAGCAATCCTACGGTGATCAGCCATGCCAAACAGTTTCCATTGAACGCCTAGTATATTAACAGTCTTCATTGTAACTCCTTTTACTCTGGGCAGAGTAAACACCAGCTTGACTCGGCCCTCAACGCAAGGGCCAAGTCATCGCTGTAATATCATTGCACTATATCTACTACCACACCATACTCAGGTGGCTTGCCAACATGATAGCCTTGGCAGTGGCGCACCCAGATTACATCTACACCGGGATCATTGGGGTAGCAGCTAAAGCAATCCGTAAGTGATACGATCACCTCAGCTTCTGCAACCAGAGCTTTCTGTATTGCATCTACATGGCTAGTGCCACCACCCTGTGGCTTAGGCATAACGAGCTCATCGTCAGGTGCTACCTCGACCACCTCGTATGCATCTACATTGTGCATGATTAGCACAACATCACACTTGGCAGTGTCACGAAACGCACGGATCTCTGCCATGAAGTCACCAAGGGTTTGGTTATTGATTGACCCTGATGTGTCAACCAGCACTGCCACCTTAGGACATGCCTTCCCACCAAGGATAGGTAGTATCACACCCTTGGCAGCTCGCCTACTGGGCCGAGTGTACACATAGTCCTGCTTAACCTTGCGGGTTAGCAGGTCCTGAAGCACACGCCTCCAGTCAACACTTGCACGGACTGCGTCAACTGCTTGGCGTAAGCCAGCTGACATGCTGCCCTTGCTCATCTCAGTGGCTGTAGCCACCATCGCACGGGCATCGCTCTCTGCCTCGCTTGGGTTAGGTGCTTCGAGTACCTCACCGAACCCGCCCTTGCCACCTTGCTTCTTGCCGGGCTGTGGCTTGGGCTGATCGCCGGGCTTGTCGCTCGGCTTGTCAGATGGCTGATCGCCACCGCTACCCTTGTCACCGGGCTTGTCGCCGGGTTTACCCGGATCATCACCGGGCTTGTCAGGCTGCTCTGGCTGCTCGCAGTCAGGCAAGAGGGTATAGTATTCCTCTGCCGTCTTGTTGCTAGGCATGCTGGCATACTGGCCGACACCAGCCATGCAAGCACCAGCTGGTAAGGACATGCCACCCTCGATGACTATCTGGTTTATCGCAAGGTCACAGGCAATGTTCCATCGCTGGTGGTTCCTGTTGCCCTTGCGACAGTGATGCAGCACTGCCACATGCAGCACTTCGTGGCAGATCACACCTACTATCTCACGCTCTGAGAGCGTATCAATGAACTCTGGATTGTAGATGATCTCTCGCCCATTGGTGGCGAAGGTCTCAACTTCTGGTGAACACCTGCCGGGCAATCGCATGGCTATCGCACTGTAGAATGCGCCAGCTCCACGATTGCCAAACCGACCAAGCATCAGCGCAACGAGTGCTGATTTATACTTCCGTTCCATGTCGTGCATAACGCACCTCCTTAGTTAGAACTACCAGCAAGAATAGCTGCAGTTGACGCTGCAACCTTGACATCATCCAACGCCTTGATGATCTGCGACAGATCGGTTTGTAACGCCGTCTGGAAAAATTCTGCTTTCTTGATAAGACTCTCGCATTCCTTCTCACGATTGGCTAGGGCATAGCCCTTCAATTCTCCTGAGCTTACATCTTCGTATACTAGACCGCACTTGCGGTTTAGATCCTGAATTGCAGCTGACAGAACAGATTGACGCTCTTCGTCATTCAGCTCATGCCTGAAGATAGAGAACCTGAACTCGTTAGCCGTGGCTGCAGAGATGGCGTTGCCTACGCTGTCAAGCATAGACTTCATATCCTCTGACACCCAGTACACCGCACCAGCATCTTTCAAGGGAATGCCGTTAAAGCCTGAGTGTGGGCTTGTGAGCATGCGTCTAAGGCAATCCGTGAGTTCGATAGGGCTGACACGCCCTGCTGCTTTCTTGTACTCTTGTGACACCCTATCGACTAAAGTCTGGTCGAATGGTGACACCGTCATACTCTCATCCTCGAACATAATGAAGCTGCGCTCATGCTCAAGGTCATTGGCTTCGAGACCTTTAGTCTCCTTGACAACTTGGTAACCGTTCTTCCCTTTAAGGGGCCTGATCAACCAAGTCTGTCCGCAATAGACTTGCTTCAATGCGTGGAGCAAGGAAGCCAATTTAGTGCGTGGGTTAGGTATAAACCCTTTAAGCCCGATACTCTCGAAACCTGCAGCAATAATGGAGTGGTCGCACTCCAATGCGTTCCACAGTACAACGATACCACGACCTTTGATGCTAATCATTTGAACCTCCGTTACTCTCTGGAGAGTAAAATTCCGTGCTAACTGGCACTCATCAGTAGGGGCAATACCCCTAGACCCCGTGTGGGGTTTCGTGCTAGATCATCAACCTGAGCATGTCCTGATGCTCCTTACTCCATTTGACATATGCCGGGATCTTGAGCATTTTCTTGACAAATGACTTCGCATCTTTGGCAAACAAGCTCTTGAAATACATGGCAGCAAACTCAGGGCTCATCCTTGTAGACAAGGTGACGCAAGCGTCAAGCTCCTTCTCTGACGCATTCGTGCTGCGCTCTGCCAAGCCAGCTGTGATTGCATACCTAATGTCTTGGCCATCTGGTATGTCGCAGCCAGATGGGTCCATTAGCATCTTGGGAAGATCGAACTTCCCGAACACGCTAAGCCAACCGTAATATGATGGGGCCACAGCTGGCCCTATCAACCCATTTATGATGTCGTAATCGGGGTCCTCGAACCGACTAAGCATCTCCCATGACCGTGGCGTTGGAAAGGGAGTGCCATCTACCTTTGGCACACCGGGAGACAAGTGCTGTGGGCACATCTCTATGAAACCACAGACTTCCTTCTTAATGCCGTGGCTGTATGCCCATGGTAGCCAGCTGTCAAGGTCCATCTCGACCTCGACGATACAAAGCCTGTTCGCCATGGGGCTGATTAGGCCCGTGCAACCAGCTCTATCGCTCGACTTATTGCCAGCTAGGACTATGAGAGTGTTAGCAGGGAGCGCAAAGTCACCGAATGCACGATCTAAGACTAACTGCAAGCATGCAGCTTGCACTTGCTTTGATGCCTGTGTAAATTCGTCAAGGAAGAGTACGGTTACAACCCCGTCATCAGCTGGTAGCTGTGATGGCTTGCCCCATGCAACATGACCATCGTGGATGTATGGTAGACCCCTGAAGTCAGTTGGTTCCAGCATGGAACACCTGATATCTACCATGCGATAACCCTTGCTATCGCACAACTGACGGACAACGGATGACTTTGCCAAGCCGGGTGAACCACTCACCATTGGAACAACACTTGCGTCCCAACACTTGGATATGAACCCTGAAAGCTTACTGATCAACATTACTGATTCTCCTTTCGAGAGAAGTGGCGTTTACTCTGGGCAGAGTAAACTGATAAACAAGGCAACTGAAACAAACTGTCAGTCGAGTCAACGCAACTCAACTGACAATATACATTATAGCAGATTACTTGGCTAGTGTCAAGCACTAACTTCTCGATACATGCGTTTTATCGCATGTTCAAGCTCAATTTTAGGGCAACCTACCCAATCTGGACATGCCAGACGGGTAATCGTGTTGTGGCGGTTAGTGGTGACGCTTGACCTCTCTGTGTTGAGAAGCCAAAAACGCCCGTTCCATAGTGCTAAGGGCCAATGTGGCCCGTAGCTGTAGACTACGAACCCGTTGTCGCCTAGCTTTTGGCCATACATACTGCCAGTATGGGTCTGGAACTCTGACCTTGTTTGAATGTGGTAGCCGACCCTATTGTTGCTTATCCTTTTCATTCTTATCCCTTTCTTTTAGTTTGTCTAAGACTTTGTTGACCCGATCTCTGCATTCCTTGCATGACCGGATTTCGCCACAACGGCATGGTTCTGAAGTTTCCATCTTCTGGGCCTTTCTTAAAGACAAGACCTAGGGAGTATCAAACACCAACCAATAGCAACAAGCTATCTGTGGCACTCCCTAGGGCTTGATCGTGGGGGTTAATTCTTGTTTACCTCAGCGCAAACTGCGCTAAGGCATGGGTCAATCATAGTTGTGGCGATCAAAGCCATAAGTTTTGGGTAAGACAAAACTTCGGTTACCCTTGGATCTTCGGACTCTTCGTCCCAAGTGGTAACTTCAAAGCGAAAACCACCTTCTTTATCATCTGGCAATCGCCAGAAGCTTTCGATGTGGAACTCTTGGCCACCAACAGGGCCCTTTGATTTTGATTGCCTAATCAATTCCTTTCCTATCACTTTGAGGATATCCCGAAGCAAACTATTGGTCATTGCAACCTCCTTTCGTGGGGTTAAACAATAAAAGTGTCCGTGGGGATACCGTTAGCTTTATCGTAATCTTCCTTTAGAGGTATTTTTGGCGCACCGTTCCGATGGCGGTTTTCCTTTTTGACACACTCGATACAAGTTAGTGCTACACCGCAATAAGGACTTGGTGTCCTTATGATTGTGCAGTCAAGTTCTGTATTATTGCACCACATACATTCCATCCATTCGTTCATCGCAAACTCCTTTGAAGTGTCAGTTAAAAGAAACAACCACGCTGACACTCAAGCGTGGCTGTTTACTCTGGGCAGAGTAAAACTACTCTGCTTTGGACTTCTCAAGCTTAACCCGCTTGATATCAAAGTCCTTACTAGCCTTGATGCCGACCTTAACTTTGTCTTCAAAAAAGATGACAAGTTTCTCGCCCCCATGGGTGATTTCTAAACAGTTACTATCGGATACGGTTAAGACCAACATGGGAAATCCTTTCCATTTACTCTGGGCAGAGTAAAACTGGGTTAGTGATAGTGGCGGTTACCAACGCTGTAACCATATGAAATTCAAACCATATCACCAACCGATCAGTATTGTAACACAATAGATCTCTAGTGTCAATAGCAGTGGCTGTCACAACAAGTTTAGAATTGTGGCTGTCCCGTGGGCGTGGGTGCATTGATCTTCTTATTGATCGTGGCGCATGCGTCAGGGTTATTTGTGGCCGTTTACTCTGGGCAGAGTAAAACTGGAAAAAACAGGGCATAAAAAAACCCCCCTTACAACAAGTAAGAGGGGTAAACTAGGTAGGATAGGGTAGATAATTAAAACAAGAAAAAACACACAAAAACCACTACAAATTAACCTTTTAAACTTACTGATTTTACATTCTTTTTAGTCTTTTCAATTTGTTCGGCCAGTTGATTTAAACAGCCAAGGTTAAAACAATCGGCGCAGAATGCAATTAAAAAAGCTTCGTTATCCCTGTTGCTATTTATGATCTTAGCAACGGCCAAGGCTGATTTTTCTTCAACAGTATCAACAGCCCTAGACTCTGCAAAAACAGTTTCAACAGGCTTAACACTATCAACAGGCTTAACAGCCTTAGAATCATCAATTTTTGGCTTATTGGGAATATTCTTAACAGTGTTCACAATCTCACGAATTTGCTCATTTGCAAGGCTGTTGTCGATCTGTTTTATTTGATCGTCGACCGTACCCTTTACAGCCATTATTTCTAGGGCTGCAATACCCTTGCAACTTGGCACACTGCTAAAAGCACCTAAGCCAACGGCCAAGGCTGTTAAGCTTTTAAAACCCAACAGCCAAGGTTTGTTTTTCTTGGCAATATTCCCAATTTTAAGAACATTAGAAAAACCGTAATTACTACCCTTCAAATTTACACTTAGTAAACATTCGTTATATTCTTTACGAATATCGGCCAGTGTATCATTTTCAGTAATAGTGTTTTCGATTCTATCCACTAAGCTTATTGCCATCTCAATAAAACCATGCGCTTGCAATTGTAACTGCTTACCGATTACAAGTTCTGATTTTTCATTTAACTTAGCGAAAACATTAACAATAGAAGAAATAGACTTAACCATAGTAAAAACCCTTTCGAGGTGTTTTACCCTATCCAACCTAAGTTTTAAAAGATCTTCGGGCCCGGCGTTTACTCTGGGCAGAGTAAAAGCCGTTCGATTATCGACTTGAAACAAAACCAATAACCGAGGTGTTATCATATAGATAAATGACGCTAGGGTAAAAAGAAATATCGGAATAATTCGAAACGCCTATTTTTATAGTGTTTTATTACTGAAAATAATTTTTGACAATGCCGGTAAAGATCCGTTGACGCTTGCCAGTTATGGTAACGGCTTAAGGGCTTATGCACCATTACACCATTGCCTAGATATCGAACAACCTATTGCTCGGTATTGGAACCATAACGATATAGGACGATAGCAGATACCTAGCAATTGCAGGGCTTAGGCAAGCTAGGTAGGATACCCCGTAGGCCCCCGGACGGACCCCCAGTATAGGTTACGGTCATCAACCATAATTTTTGGCTATTTTCCAGTTTGGCATTCGGGACATGTCATCTGCGCTGGAGCGCAAAAAGTGCATAAAAAAGACCGGAACTAGCGTTGGTAGCTCCGGCCCTCGAAAGGAGTGCGACCATGGTTTGGACAGTCGTACATAGGCATCATAGGCGAGTATTTTAAAAAAACAATAGGAAAGCATTTGATCTTGCAAAAAAAGTAGCTAAGATCATCGATCCACTTTGGAACAAGCGTTGGTTGTTGTCAAGAAAGGCACAAAATACCATGGCGAAGAGAATCCCAAAACCACCTGAATTTTTAACGATCTACCTGCTAGATGACCCAGAACTCAAATCGTTAGTAATATCGCTAAATAGGCCCACTACAGAGGCTCTAGGAGCCATCTTCTTGCTTTGGGTACTTGCAGTTGAGGCAGAAGCCCACCAAAACGAATGGATCTTGGGTATGAGCTGGCAGGAGATCGATGATGCGGTAGGCATTCCGGGATTTTGCGATGCGATGGTTGCGGTGAAATGGATGAAAAAGCTGACTATCGCTGGAATCAGCGCAGTCCAAATCCTGAAAATTACTAAGCAAATCAAGCCAAAGCCACCAGCTAATTTTGACCCAGACGAAGAGCATTTGACGCAAAATAAACGCTCAAAAACGCTAAAAACCATAAAATCCCTCTCCCCCTTTATTCCCCTGTCCCTGCACCCTCTTTCCCCTACTCCTCTCTCCCCCTCTTTTCTCTCCCCTACAACCCCTCTCTATACACCCCCTCACTCCACACCTCTATCACCCACACCCTTCACCCCTTTTAATCCCCCACACCCTGAAGGCATATATCAAAATCAAACCCTTTGTGTCAATCAGAGCGAGTCTGAAAGCTTAGTGTCAGCCAAGAGTGGTCAAAAATCTTCATGCTTCGCATTACCACAAAATGGTGTGATCTCATTTAAAAAGTCTTTCCAAGAGCAATGCCCTGAGATATACAAATCGCTTGGTTCTGGGGATGAAAGGTACGAGGAATTAAAAGAATATGCAGCTAAACTTTGCTGGTTGTTTGTAAATCAATACAAGGGTTATGGTTTATACAATCGACAGAACTTTTTTAAAGCGAACATTGGCACAATCTTTGAGATTATACGGCTTAGAGTTAGCCCAATAGCCCTTAAGTACGAGATCTTAAGTGACACTAGGGATAAATCAGAGCCAGTTTTTAAGCTGTCTGAGCGAGCCAATAAGTTTATGATTGATCCTAAATTTAATTCTTACAACGATGTTGAACTTGACTACACTTATCACTACGGTAAGTTAGAAGATTCTGAAGATCCCAATGGTTGGGTCTCAGGGCTAGAACAGGAACTCGAAAGGAACCTAGGATGTCAAAAGCAAGAAAAGATAATTGGCTAGAATCAGAAGACTTTTTAAGCGATATTGACCAAATACTGGAATTAGTTAAGAACGACCAAATTAAGCGTGAAATTGATGGTTGGGAAGGCTATGAGGATCTCTACGACCACTTGAACGCAAGGGGTGTATGCGAGTATGGCATTCAGGTAATTCAGGATTTAATTACTGAGTGTCAAGAATTGAGAAAAACCAATCAAACAAAAAAGCTAATGAGCATTCTTACTTAACTTGGCCAATGGTTATTAGGCTTTTCCCACCAAAAGGTGAGATCTTCCGTCAGATCATCGTAGTATTTGCCTACAAAGTCAGACTTAAACTTACTTCCGTAGTTTTCAAACATGGTAAGTGTTAGGATCTCGTTGGTTAGCTTAAGGTTTTCTTTAATTAGCTCAACGATTTTAGTGTAATTACCACCTCGAATGACACCTGCCTCTACTAAGAGGATCTTTTTGTCTTTAACATGTATCAGATTAAGGTAAAAGGTAGCTAAGAAAGCGTTAACAAAATCATCATCAAACTCTTGATCAGGGTAAGGCACATCAACACCAAACCCTGCACAGATTTCCCCATCGTGAGATAGCTGATGCCTAAGGTATTGGGCGATTACTGAGGAGTAATCGGTGGATACAGCTACTACAACCGTGTTAGACGCATTGATGTTTTCTGAAACTAGTCTACACCTAAGCGAGTTCATTAGTTTCATTTCTTCTAGCCAGTTTACGAACAATATTTTACGCACGACTTCTCCTTTTGTTTAAAAAAAATCAACATTCTATTGCTTTAGTTACAAGTTATAGTAAGTTTATCCGTCACACATCTTATCCACGAAAGGGGTGAGTTATTATTCCAGCAGAAAACATAGATGACTTCGGTCAATGGGTTAATTGGATTGTTGCCAGAACCAAATGGAACACCAAAGATCAGATAATTGCCTTAAGGCGAATGGTTGCTGACTTTGAGGCCTTGGTTTATACCGCTAAAGAGGTGACTAAAGCCACTCAAAAAATTTTATTTAATAATTCTGGAAATAAAATCGAGTTCGATCCGAATATATTAGTAACCATTGTTGACATCATTCAGCTAGAACGCTCTAAAGAAGAAGAAATCAAGGTAGAAATCCAGTCTGGAAGGTTCCAGTGCGGTGATTGTAAGTGCGAAGGGTATGTACCAGTGCCCCATCCTAAGAGTATTCGCAAGAAATCCAACGGAGATGTGCTAGTTTTGAATGGCGTTACAGCTTTATGCACCTGTCACTGTGCAATCGGTAGGGATAAGCTGCTTAATGCAGCAAACTCCAAGCGATTCATCCTACAAATTGAGGTATATCAACAAACCTTTCCGGGATGGAAGCGAGAAATGCAGAGAAGGTACGATTGTGACCTAAGCTACAGCTTATCCATGATTGGATTGACGATTGAAGAGTTTAAAGCCTTAGATGAAGAGAAAAGGAAGCAGATCTTCCTGAAAGGTGCGAAAGGCATAGGGGCAGGGTGTACAACCACTGAGAACCTTAAGCCTTTGTACCCATACTTGATTAAGCGCACCAACTCTTTTGATGATATGCCTGTTGTTCAGAACGATTTTTCATATGATGCTATAACAAACGGGCGTTCTACGGAAGAACACCTGCATGAAGCATCGTTTTCCTAGCGTTGAGGAGTGTTAGTTATGTCAGAAGTTAAAGAATACAAGTTGCCATCACGAAACGGGAGGTTGCATGGTACATACACCATACCACAACCCGTATTGCGAGAGGCAGCGAAGAAGTTTCCTACTGTAAATGTCGATGTTCAGATCAATAAGATGGTGGATTGGTTGGAAAAAGAACCAGATCGCCAGAAAAAAGATGAGTGGTATCCAGAATTTATCCTCAATTGGTTCGCTAGAGCTGCTGGCCACAAGATTGAGACCGATAAAAGGGGTCAAACAGGGGGCCAAAGTGGTGGAAATAGTGACCAAATGGGGGCTATTTTGAAGGAAATGAAGCTTATAAATGAGCGTATTGGGACCCTGCAAAGGCTACTTTTAAAGCGTTTATTTGCTGAAGATGGTGATGTTGACGCATCTAAGATACTAGAAGGGGCTAATCTAGTAGAGGATGGTGAAGAGATAGATGCCGAGTTTGAGGTTGTGCCACCAAAGAAGGCTCCAAGTCGTGATGACGAAGACCTTCCTTTCTGATAAAAAAGAACCCTCAGGTAAAACTGGGGGTTTTTTTATTTGACTTTTTATTTGGAACCAATCATATTTAAGTTACTACAAATTAGTTGTAGTCAAAAGGAAAAACATGGACCCAGAAACTATTGGTCAGTCAGAATCCAGTTCAGTACCAGAATCTTCTGGTATGCCATCCGAACCGCAAACAAGCGGTGGTGAGTTTACTGGTTCGTCTTCCCCTGAAACTTCAGGTGGTCAAGGTGGGCAATCAAGTCCGCAACAATATGTGGCAGCTCCTAATCAGCGCAATGGTGCTCCTAACGGATACGGCACTAGCCCTGCTTCGGTAAACGCTCCACCACAACAACAGCAAACACCGCAACAACAACAGTACACAGTTCGTGAAGCTGTCGCTCGCTATGGCTATGACGCTAGTAGTTACACGAATGATGCTGAAGCTATTAGAGATCTAGTTGCAAAAGCGCAACAGTCTCAGCAGCTACAGCAGATGGCTCAGTATGGTAATCAGTATCTGCAACATGCTGGCGACTTTAATAACTGGCTAAAAGAAAAACAAGCTGCAGAAGCTGCTAAAGCTGCACCTGCTCAAGAGTCTTGGTGGAAAGCTCCAGAGTTTGATCCTGAATGGCGATCAAAGGTTGTAAGAGATTCCAATGGAAACCTTACTACTTTACCCGGTGCTCCTCCTGACTTAATCAATAAATACTCCAGTGCTATTGAGCACAGAGATAAATTCCTAGAGCAATTTGCATTTGATCCAGTAGGGGCGATTAAGCCCGGTATCGAAGAGGTTGCTAAAGGTTTAATTGAAAAGATTCTTAGCGAGCGAGATAATCAGCAACAGGTTCAATCCTTTGCTAAAGATTATATCTCACAAAACAGTAGCTGGCTACACCAGCGTGATCAGCAAGGCAAGCTTGTCTATGATCAAAATACTGGTAAACCAGCTTTAACCCCTTATGGTAAAGCTTTTGCTCACTATGTTCAGCAAGCTGCATCTTCAGGAATAACTAACGAGAACCAGCGAGCATCTTATGCTTCATCTATGGTTCAGCGTGATTACCTGAAGCATCAAGCTCAACGAGAAGCACAGCAGAATGCACAGTATCGAGATTACTATCAACAATCTCAGATGCGATTGCAACAAGCTAGAGAACAACAAGCTCAACAAGTTGCTCAACGCCAACAGGGCGAACAGCAGAAGCAGCAGTTTGTTCAACAGGCTCCAGCGAGACAAGGTAATGCTTTGTCTAGGATCGGCAATTCGGACGCAGCTGCTTTATCAAGCAGTGGCGCAGTGAAAAACAAAGCCTTGAATTTGGCGCAGAGAATGCGTCAGTCATTAGAAGCCAATGGGGTTTCTGAGGGTAGTTTTAATCGTTCACGATAATGTTTTTAATTTCCCGCCCCACGGGTAATACCGGAGAATATAAGGGTTTATTGTTATGGCTGAATGGCAAAGAATACTGAACACAACGATCCATCAATACATCAAAGATGTTGAAGATAACATCATGCGTAACCGCAAGATTCTTGCTATGTTGCAAGATCGTGGTCGTGTGACTTTCAACAACTCTGGTGATCTCATGGACTGGAAGGTGAAATACAAAAAATCACCTTTGCGTACTATCACTGACGGCGACACTTTGACTTTTAGCAAAGTTAACCGCTACAAGACCGCACAACTTGATTGGCGTGGTTATGCTGTGACAGATGCACTTGGTAAATTTGAAAAGCTTAAAAATCAAGGCACTGCCGAAGGCATTATTAAGTTGGCATCTGACATCGTTAACTCAATGGTCTTTGAAATTGAAGACTCTTTTGGTGACGAAATCTATGCTGATGGTAATGCTGCTGGTGGTACTGGACGCATCCACGGTTTAGAGTCGTGGTTCGGAACATCTGGACCTAGCCCACACGGGTTTGTAGGTCTACCTTCTGACACTTATGCTGGACTACTTACTAACCTAGGAAACTATGGTGGTAGCTGGTCTAAGGATTCTAGCTCTAACACTGCTTGGCCAGACGGCACAGGCGATGTTGAGTATTCCTTCTGGTCTCCTTTAGTTGTCGATTATACCGACACTGCATGGACCATTCCATCTGGAGGCACTTACACTTGGGCTAACACTTGTACTCAAGCTATTCGCTATGCGATTACTAAGAGTCACAAGAACAAGTCTAAGCGTGGTATGCTTGACATGATTATCTTGGAATCAGAAATGTATCGACTTGTACTCGAACAACAAGCTGTCAAGGAACGCTTGACGGTTGTTCGTGGTGACAAGAAGGGTGGTCTTTACGCTCTTGGTTTTGAAGACTCCGTCAATGTTGATGGTGTTGACATTACTTCTGAGTACGGGATTCCTGATGGTGTTGGCTACGGTCTTAATGTTGATGAGCTGGAATTGAGAAGCTTACAGTCACAACTGTTTGTTCCTGAAGTTCCTGACTTCGACCTTGCTAGCTATACCGAAAGATTCTCAATCGACTTCTTCGGTAACATGAGATGTAATCCACGCTACCAAGCTAAATTTGTAGCACTTACTTAACATTCATTAGGAACTTTTTTACTTAGGAGAAATTGATAATGGCTAGAAATGAAAACCCTCCCTTCGAGCGTGGTACTACCTTTTACGGCGGTGCTACAATTGACGCTAACGATCTTGGTGGCGCAAACCTTGAAGGACAAGAGTTTGAATTTGAAGACTTAGTTACAGCAACCATTGGTTCTACCAAAATTGCTCGCTCTGGCCACAAGGTCAGGTGTCGAGTAGTTCGTAACGCTGGATCTGCTGCTATTCTTCCAAAGACTATCACTGGATTTACCACTTCCACTACTGCTGGAACCTACGGTACTAAAGCTACCGGAACAGTTACAGCTGGTGGTGTTGGTTACCCAGTAGATGAACAACTCCCTGCAGCTGGTGTTCCAGTTGGGGACTTGTTCTATGTAGTTGTTGGCGGTCCTGCGCTTATTTCACCCGCTTCTGGTGGTTGGACAGTAACGATTGCAGCTAACGATGTACTCAGTGCATTAGTTAACAAAGCTGTAACCAATGTCCTTCCTTCCGGTGGGTTTGTAGTAGGCAGGGCTTGCTCCGGTGCTGCTACTTCTAGCACTGGCGATATTACTGCTTTCATTGGCAGATAAGCCTTCGCTTAGACACTTGGGCAATGCCTAAGTGAATGGATTAGTAAGGGTGTAGCTTTTGTTGCACCCTTGCTTTTTACATAGGATAGAAATGCCTCCATCTTCAAACAAAACAGAAGCTAACTTACGCAGTAACCTGAAAGACGGAAAGAAGCTACCGCATCTTTCTGAGCTTGCTGAGAATTTCGTAAGGGTGGTTGGTGGTCCTTCTAAATTAGCAGAGATGCTTTTTGAAGAATGGATTGCTGCTGGTGAAGGATCTCTGGTTCGACAAAGAATATTAGATATCATTACTAGAGTTTGGAAGTTTGCTTCTGAGTCTGACGAAAAGCCAGATGACACTGGTCTTATGACTGACGAAGACCTTGACAGAGAGATTGACGGCGTTGTAAATCAAATCAAGGAGAAGTCAGATGGAAGATCAAGAACCAAAGAGAGAGCTGACGCAGCTGGAAAAGTCAGTGATGAACTCGCTGCGGTGGTGGAAGACATCGGGTCTGAGCTCGCAGGAGAATTTTCCAGACGGGATACTAACCCTCCAATCAGTAAAGAACCTGATTGATGAGCTGAATCTGACTGACAATAAACTGTCAGAAGACATGGCTCTCGATGTTGTTCAGAAAATTGTCGTTGCACATCTCTTAGATCAAAGCCGAAAACCTAAAGTAGCTAAAAAACAATTTGATGCTGTTGTTAAAAAACACTTTGATTTAAACCCACCGATTGAACAGAAGGTCGAGCAAGTAACTTCTAAAGATAGAAGCAAAGAAACTTTTGATTACTCTGAACTTGGGCAAAGAGACAGTATTAGGTTTAAGAAACTTCTTGGCGAAGCTGCCAGACGCAAGATGGAAGCTCTTAAGATCTATGAGCCTACCGGAATCCAGCAAGCATTTCATTCGTCTAAAGCCACTCACCGATTAGTCCGTGGTGGAAACCGATCAGGTAAAACTACAGTGGCAGCTGTCGAATTGTCTAGAGCTGTTTGCGGTGTAGATCCTTTTTTAAAGTATCCGCTAGAAGGTGGCAGAGCTTTTTGCGTAGGTAGAAATCTTGATCATATTGGTAATGTAATGTGGAGAAAGCTAGGTAGAGCTGGTGCTTTTAGAATTATACGGGATTTAAAAACCAAACAATGGAGGACTTACAAACCTTGGGAAAAGTCAGACCTTGATCGGTTTCACCTTACTAAGCCATCACCTCCGCTAATTCCTAAAAGGCTAATCAAAAAGATAGCATGGGAAAACAAGGCCAAGAATATTCCTAAACTTGTTGTGCTAAACAACGGATGGGAAATAAGCTTTTACTCTTCAGAAGGTAAGCCACCTCAAGGTAGCGATATTGATATATTCTGGCTTGATGAGGAAATTGTAGATCCTGATTGGCATCCAGAATTAAGTGCTCGTATTTTGGATCGAAAAGGTTGCGGGTTCTGGTCTGCTACTCCTCAAACTGGAACGGAAAAACTTCTTGAATTGCATGAACGAGCTTTGACAGAAAGAGAGAAGCACCCAGATGCCCCAGATGAAAGAACCGTGGACGAGTTTGTTATTATTTTGGATGACAACCCACACATCGGTGACAAAGAGAAAAAAGAATTTGCAGAAGGAATGTCAGAAGACGAACGGAAAGTTAGGATATCTGGCGAGTTTGCAATCAATAGTCTTAGGGTATTTCCAGAGTTTTCAAAAGCAATGCATGGAGTCGAGTTTTTTCAGATACCTAATGAGTGGACTAGGTATGCTGTTGTTGACCCCGGTAGGCAGGTTTGCTGCGTTTTGTTTTTTGCTATTCCTCCACCTATGCTTGGGAATACTATTTATCTATATGATGAGCTTTATATTTACAACTGTGATGCTGAACAGTTTGGCCAAAGAATGGCTCAAAAATCCGTAGGTCAGCAGTTTGAAAAGTTTGTAATAGATATGCATGGTGGGAGAATATCTGATATTGGTAGTGGTTTAAATGTTGAACAACAGTATTCAAGAGCGTTGCGTAAATACAAAGTTTATTCTGCTTCTACTGGCAGCGGTTTTCAATGGGGCTCAGATGATGTGCAGGGCGGTATTGAAGCTGCAAGATCATTTCTAAAAGTTAGAGAAGACGGGTCAATTAAATTAAAAGTATTTCCGCAATGTCCTAACTTTATGTGGGAAATAGAAAGGTACAGATACAAGAAAGAGCCAAGAGGTTATGTTACCGATAAGCCAGAAGATAGAGGTAGGGTTCATGCTATGGCATGTTTTAGATACATGGCCATGAGTAATTTAAAATATGTGCAAAGGCACACTATGGAAAGAAAAGATGATACTGTGTTGAAAGCCTTGAAAGCGAAAGTCAGGCGCATGAACAAGCAAAACGGGGGCTTGGGCATGATTAATCTTGGCCCCGGTAAAGAAAAGGTGTGATTATGAGTGGATCTTCCGCAATGATTATTGGAGCTATTGCCAAAGAAGGCTTTAAAGATGCTTGCCAGTTTTTAGATTATTCGCCTAAAAACGAAGAACTTGATGAAAATTCTTGGACAGCAATAGGCGAATGGGCACTAAACAACCCAGATGGCAAGGTAAAAGATTTAGCCTCCCAGATCGCAAAACTTTGTAATAGTGAGCCAAATGAGAAATCTTTAGTTGCGTGGGAAGCTGCGATTATGGTACTTTATAACACTGTTATTGAGCCTGAAGAAAAGTTTGATCTTGACGGATGGCTTAAATCAGTGAAGCCCCTAGAAATTGCTCAAGGAGAATGATATGCCCTCGTTTGTTATGCCTAATATTTTTGTTGGTGATATGGTGCTTTGGTATCATGCAGCGGATAGGACTACTGCGCCAAGGCCAGCGGTTGTTACTCATGTTGGAGCAGAAACTATTGCTTGCAGCGTGTTTGAAAAAGATAGCGTAACCATTCGGTGTATGGATGGAGTAAGACATTTAGATGATCCTACTACACAAATACCTGAAGCCAGAGAAGCTGGAGCTTGGACTTTGGTTATGCGAATAACTGAACAACAACAAAAACAAAAAGGCGCATTTGCTGTTGCGAAATAATAAATGAAAGAAGACTCCCTCTTAGCCCCTATAGTTACTGCATGGTTGAAAAAAATTCAGCTTGCTTATGATTTTAAGCAGGATGAATTTGGTAAGGATGCCGAAACTTGTATGCAGTTCTTTGATGGCCCATACGATTTTATGTATGGTCTCAAAAAGGGTGGAGGGGGAGGGCTTTCTTTTACTGGAAGCGCAGACGATTTCCCTAGACCTACCTTTGCTATGACGGTTAATAAAGTTGCAGAAATGGTCCAGCTCTTTGGGCCAGCACTTTATTCAAGAAATCCACATCGAAAAGTAAATCCAAGAGTTGTTATGGATATTCCTGAAGGGGCTTTTGCTCCTTTTAATCCGCAGCAATTTGGACCAATGTTTGAACAACTTCAAGAGATGAACATTAAGCAGACAAAGCTTGATGGAGCTAGAGCACTTCTGCTTGAAAATTATTTAAATTTTACCCCTGATGCACTTAACCTTAAAGATCATTCAAGACGAGCGATTGATGAGGCGTTAATTAAAGGCATGGGCGTACTTTGGACAAGGCCCTATGTATCTCCCGGAACAGGAAAGAAATTTGTTGGTAGCTTCTACGACACTGTAGACAATTTGGTTATTGATCCTGATATGGAAACAATTGCTGAAGCAGGATGGATAGCTAAACGCTGTGTTGATCCTGTGTGGCAAGTAGAACGAGATTTTGGCCTAGTTGCTGGTACTTTGTCTGGCCATCTTGAATCATATAACCAGCAAGGTAATCTCATGGGAGAAGGCACTGCTGGAGATTACAAGCGTAAACAAGGTAAAACAAATGACCTTCTTGTCTATTGGAAAGTCTACTCTAAGGTTGGTGTTGGTGGGCGTTTGTCTGGTGTTCCAAAAGAAAATCTTGAACCGCTAGAAGAGTACGGTGATTACGCTTATCTTGCTGTATGCGACAAAGTAGATTACCCGCTTAACCTTCCTCCTGATATTCAAAATGGCGGGGATGACGCAGAAATTAAGCGAAGGTTAGAATGGGATACTCCATTCTGGGCTGATGACAGCTGGCCAATGACTCCTATTATTTTCCATGAAAGGCCAAGAAAAGTTTGGCCTATGTCGCATCTTAAACCCGGTCTTGGTGAGCTTAAATTTATTAACTGGGTGTATTCATTTATTGCTGGAAAAATTAGAGTTTCGTGCAGAGATTTTCTTGCAATTAAAAAATCAGTTGGCGAAGAAATTAAGTCTACTATTCTTCACGGTACAGACTATGAGCTTTTAGAAATAGATGAAACTCATGGTACTGTTACTGATGTAGTTCAATTCCTTCAGCATCCTCCATTTAATTCGGACATCTGGCAGGTTCTATCTGCCGTTGAGAGAAACTTTGAAAAGCGTGTAGGGCTCACGGAGTTGGTTTATGGCGAATCGGCTGCATCATACCGTTCTGCCACGGAAGCTCAGAGTAAAACGGAACAAACGAAAATTCGCCCTGACGATATGGCGAACAAAGTTGAAGACGCAATGACAGATGTTGCCAAGAAAGAAGCTCTTGCTGTTCGTTGGCATCTTACTGGTAACGATGTGGTTAATGTTGTTGGTAAGCCAATTGCTTTTCTATGGGATCAGCTTATTGTATCTAGCGATCCAAATGACATCTTGCACAACCTTGAATACAGAGTTGCTGCTGGCAGTTCGATGAAGCCAAACAAGCAGCGTGACGCAGATAACATGGGTCTTGCCATGCAAAATATCTTGCCTAGTCTATCCAGCTTCGCACAAAATACTGGAGATTTTACTGCAGTCAATGCGCTTCTTCAGGATTGGGCTAAGACGATGGACCTTGATATTTCTAAGTATCTGATTCAGCCACCGCCTCCACCTCCTCCGGGCATGATGCCACCAGAAGGCATGCCACCGGAAGGAGTGCCACCTGAAATGATGCCACCACAAGGAGCTTAAGCTATGCCACCACAAGGAAGTAGAGCGTTTACAAGTTTAACAGCAGAAGATCAATGGGCAATGGCTAATGGGCTGTCTAAGCCTAATTCTGGTTCATGGAAATATAACTGGAACACTAATGATATTGACAACGAATTTTCTACGATGCCACATTATTTGCAAGCTACTTTGCTGCAATCTATGAATGCTGCTAGGCAAAGAATTTATTCGCAACAGCTACAATACGATAATAACCAAAAAAGTAAAGCTGCTGCAGACGCTGCAAAAGCTGCTGCAGACGCTGAAAAAGCTGCAAAAAAAGCAGCTAACCTGTCAGGCGGTCAAGCATCAGTTCCATCAGTACAGCAACGCATGATGTCGAGGATGGGTCAAGCTGTCCAGAAGGGTGTGAATAAAGGTAAGATTAATTCTAACCAACTTGGCAAGTACCAAGTTCCGGGGCAGCAACCTACTTCGCCTTTGGCTAATCAGTTAGGTAATCCAGAGCCCAATTATCAATTTTACAGACCAATGCCAAACAAAAATGTACCTGATGCAAATGGGGTTGCAACAAGAATTGGCTATGAGCAGTATCGTGGAGATGCTGGTCGAGATCAATATGCTAATGCAAAAACTCCAGTGCCTATGCCAAATAAACTTAGTACAAATGAGCTTCGTTAATTAAGGATTTTAAAATGCCAACAAATGAAATACCATCAGTAGCACAGCGCATGAACGGCATGGGTGCAGCCAAAGGTACTGGTATTACTAAAAGTTCTATTAAGCAAAACTTGTTAAATAAGCCTCGTCAGCAAGGCCAAGCAAGATCACAACAAAAAGCAAACCCTATTCCTTATAAGGTTCCCGGACAAGCAGCGCAACCATTAACAGCACCTTTGGGAGCACCTGCACCTGCCCCTACAGGACCATCAGCTGGATATGCACCCGGTTTTGGTCCTGAGGGCCCAGTCAAATATGATGCAAATGGATATCCAATTCCACAAAAAATGCCAGATGAAAGGTTTAAGTATAAATATAATCCTAAGCCGGGTGGATTTAGAATGACACCTGAAAATCAAGCAAAATACGAGCAAAGTGCAGTGCCTATGTGGGATGGATTTAATACAAAGCCTCAAACAAATTTGTACACTGAAGACGGAATGCCTAACGGAATGTTTGGCATGACTACACTAAAAGGTTTTATGAGTAACAAAGACTATAAACCACCAACACCTGAAGAAATAGCAGCAGGAAATGCTAAGTATATGAGAGATTTTGCAGCTGGAACAGTAGGTGATCGACATAAACCTAACCCAAATAAAGGTTATGTAAATTACGCAGCACAAAATCGTTAATTAAGGAGTTATACAATGGCTAACACTTATATTACACAGGATGAATTTAACAAGGTATGGGCTCCACATGGAGGTCATCCGGGAATGCTTGGTCTTGATGCAACACCCGGATATGTAGATCCGGGTGATGGAAGCCAAGCTTGGAAATATACTAGGTACGGTGGTGCTACCGGAATGAAAAATCCTGTGTATATAAAGTACGCTAATATGGTTGGCGGTGGTTTTTTTGATAGGCCACTACCTAAAAAAACAACTACTCCTGCAGCACCTAATTTATCAGGAGGTCAAGCTACAGTCCCAACGGTAGAACAGCGCATGTCGAGGATGGGCCAAGCTGTTCAAAAGGGTGTAAATAAAGGTAAGATTAATTCAAAGCAGCTTAGCAAGTACCAAGTACCGGGGCAGCAACCAGCTTCGCCTTTAGTAAATCGGTTAAGTGGTCCAGAAAATGACTTGGCTTTTAACATGCCCCGTAATCAATATGCTGGTGGTGCAAAAACTCCAGTGCCTATGCCAAACAAACTTAGTACAAATGAGCTTCGTTAATTAAGGATTTTAAAATGCCAACAAATGAAATACCATCAGTAGCGCAGCGCATGAACGGCATGGGTGCAGCCAAAGGTACTGGTATGACTAAAAGTTCTATTAAGCAAAACTTGTTTAATAAGCCTCGTCAGCAAGGCCAAGCAAGATCACAACAAAAAGCAAACCCTATTCCTTATAAGGTTCCCGGACAAGCAGCTAGGCCAGAAATAGGTACAGCACCTGTTACGCCTTTGGTTA